AGCAACCGTCCGTTCTCCGCAACAAGTACAAGGCCGCTGTGGTTCAGTCGGGCCTCAGCTTCCGCGAGCTGGACAAAGGCCGAACCCGCGAAGGCGTGAGTCTGCAAGAGGTGTTCGGTGCCGTAGAGGAGTGGCCTGTGCACATGATGCACTTCGGGCCCAACGATCCCGACGAGTTCGCGAAGGCCTTGTCGGAGTGGAAGGACCCCGAGACCCGCGAGGGTAGCCAGTACCAGAAGCTGATGCTGTCTCTGGGGATCTTGGACGAGCCCATCTCTGCCACCGATTCCAACACGCACCAAGAGCTCTTCATGTCCAAGCTGACCAATAGATACAACGCTCAGCGTGAGGCCCTCGGTGATGAGCTCATGCGCTACATCGACAGCCCCTATGTCAGCATCAAACGCCTGATGGGCCCAGGCCGACCCGCTGTGGACTGGGCACTTGAGCAAGAAGATCGGTTCTTCGGAGGTGAGGAATAATGCCCGCGAATACGACCTGGGAAGATGACCCGTTTGCGGATCAGGACTTCTTCGCTAGCCGCCAAGACCCCTTCGCCACCCAAGACCCTTTCGCTGCCCCACAAGATGGCTGGATGCTCGATTCTGTCAAAGGTGTGGGCCGTGGTCTGGCGGGTGCTGTGGAGTCCATTGCCGAGCTGCCCGCCATCCTCCCTGGGATCGACTACGACATCCCCGACAACTTCGGGCTTGGGCACTCCACTACCACGGTGGGAAGCTTCGTCGAGGGCACGACGCAGTTCTTGTCGGGCTTCATTCCCATCGCGGGGGTCGCGGGGCGCATCGGTGCAGCGGGCAAGGCCGCGAGGATCGCATCGAAGCTCGAGCGTGCGGGCAAGGCAGTAAAGGCTGAGGAGATCCTCCGAAGGGCTGGTCAAATCACAGGCCAGGCATCCAAGCTCAAGGCATCCATCTACGCCAAGAACTTTGCCACGGGTGCCCTGGCGGACTTTGTGGTCTTCGCTGAGGACGAGGCCCGCCTCTCAAACATGCTGCGGGAGATCCCCGGCCTCGAGGAGAACACGGTCCTCAACTTCCTCGCCCAGGATGACGAGGACGGGGCGCTCGAGTCGCGCCTCAAGAACGTGCTCGAAGGAGGCATCGCCGGTGTAGCCGTGGATGGTGTCATGCAAGTCCTCAAGGGCTTCAAGAACCGTGTCAAGATCCTGGCTGAGAACACCACCACTGCACGCAAGCAGGAGCTGCTGGAGGCCAACGAGGCCTACATCGAAGAAGGTGCCGAGAAGGGCCTCGCGGATCCCAACGGACCCGAGTTCGAGGTGGACCGCCAGGCTGAGCGAGACCTCATGCTCGAGGACGAGGTTGTCGTAGAGGCCGAGCCCAAGACTCTGGCAGAGGAGTTCCCTGACCTCGCTGCCGCTGAGTACCGAGACCTCCAGGCCGAAGCCAAGCGCAGAGGAGTCAAGGCCACCCAGAGCGCCGCTGCCCTTCGGGAGCAGTTGGCCGAAGCCCGCCGTGCTGAGCCCGAGGGTGCACCTCCGAAGACCAAGGCGGACGAGATGGACCTCGATTGGCAGAACTACCAGGCCAAGCTGATCGACGAGTACGGGTCAGTGGACAAGGCTCCCAAGGGCAAGCAGAACGCTCTCAAGGGCAAGCGGAACAAGGCTGCACGGATGCGCTCAGCTGAACGCATCATCGGTGTCAGCGAGGAGACCTTTGGCCAACTGTCCCCGCTGCAAGTCCGCGTCCGCGAGTTCGCTCAGGAGGCGTTGGACCATGGAGCCGTGGATCGAGACCAAGCCCTCGAAGCTGTCTCGAGGATCGAGGAGGCCCTGGCAAACGGTGAGGATGTCCTTGAGAAGCTCGCGGGGGTGGTCAACACGGCCACCTTGAGCCCTGGTGCCAACCGCAAGCTGGCAATCCTGTATGCCGTCCAAGACGCCGCAGACAACGCAGTGGACCACCTGGGCAACCCGCTGCCCAAGGAGCAAGTGGGCAAGGGTGCCACCGTTGATCGTCCGCGTGGCCGGGGTGCGAAGGAAGGCTTCGTTGCAGCATCGGAGCGCGAGGCTGGCGAGCGGGCATGGGCGCACCTTTGGGGGCAAAAGCCAGAAGAGGTGGCTGCGTGGGCCAAACGCTTGGCTGCCTCGATTGGAGAGGACAGCCTCAATGCGACGGCCCTCCTTGGCTACATCGACCGACACCTCAACGATATGGAGCTGCTGCACCGTGCAGCCAAGGGCGACCAGGCTGCACTGAAGAAGGTGGAGCTCACGCAGGATCAGGCACTCATTGCGGTTGGCCACGCAGAGCGAGACGCTGCGGAGTTGTTCAAGGGCTGGAATGCCATCAGGCGAGAGCACGGACGCGCTCTGCACCGACACCAGGCCAGAGCCGCTCGGATGATGACTCCTGAGATGATGGAGATCAGCATCAGGGAGATGGGGGGCCGGGACGCAGTTCTGAGTAGAGGGGACAAGCTATTCGAGGCGCGGAACCTGGGCGGAAAGAACAACATGGCCGCTGTCCGCATGATCGAGAAGTTCGACCGCAAGGCTCAGTTCAGCTTCATGCTCAACGAGTACTTCGTGAACTTCGTCCTCAGCTCTGTGCGGACGTTCTCCACGAACACCTTGGGCAACCTTGCCACCACGGTCTACGGGCCGATGGAGGCGCTTCTGGGGGCCCGTGTGGGCCAAGGGGTCGCCCACCTCAAGGGCAAGCCCACGGAGGCCTATGCAGCCGAGGCAGCCAGGGCACTCGATGAGTTCTCGGCCCTCTACACCCAGTTCTCCGAGGCGCTTCGTTGGGGTCGCCGGGCCTGGAAGAAGGGAGACTACATCCTCGACGACACCGCTGCGGCCCTCGATCTCCCTCAGCACATGAAGGAGGCGTGGAACGCGAAGAACGCCGGTTCCGTGTTGGGCCGAGAGCTGGACCCTGAGAAGGGCTTTGGGCATGCCATCGAGTGGTTTGGCAGCTTCCTTCGCCTCCCGAGCCGTGCACTGATGGCAACGGACGAGTTCTACAAGCAGTGGAACTACCGCTCGAGCGTCACCGCTGACCTTCTGTTCGAGGGGCGGAAGAAGCTGGCTGCTGGTGAGATCGACAACTTGGATGAGTTCGTGCGTGTCGAGCTGGACGCCCTCACCCGCCGTGGCCAAGCCTTGACGGAACGCAACCTCCAGATCGCTGCCAGGAAGAAGTTCCGGCCCAACCACCCCAAGTACCAGCACGCCCTCGGCATCGAGGAGATGGAGGCTGACCAGCGTGCTTGGATGCAGCAACAGATGGGGAACCCCGAGGTGCTTGACCGCGGCCTTCTTGCGGAGAGGGCTCTGGAGAAGGCTCGATACCGCACGTTCACCAAGGAGCTCGACTCCGAGGCCGGTGCGCTCTCGAGCCTGGGGGTCTCGATGACCGAATTCGGCAACAGGCACCCGCTGTTCCGTCTGTTCGTCCCGTTCATCCGCACGCCTCTGAACATCCTCATGTACGCCGGGGAGCGCACGGCGCTACCGGGTCTGAACAAGGACATCACGGGGGCTGCTGAGTACCTCTACAAGGTCAAGTTCAAGGACCAGGGGCTGGACACGCTGCGGAACCGCTTCGCTCGAGAGATCACCTCAGATGACGCAACTGTGCGCTCCGCTGCCCTTGGGCGAGCCTCGGCAGCCATGGGATTCGCGTCCGTCTTCAGCGTGGCCGCCTTGGCGGGCACGATCACGGGTGCTGGCCCGAGGGACCGCAACCAGCGGAACCTCATGACTCAAGCTGGCTGGCAGCCCTACAGCTTCAAGTTCGGGGACACCTACGTCAGCTACCAGAAGATGGACCCGTTCGCGACGATCCTGGGCATCTACGCCGACATGGCGGATGCAGGGAAGTATTCCGACTCGGCCCAGATGAGCGAACAAGAGGGTGTGGTTGTGGCGGCCCTGATCTCGGTGCTGCACAACATCGAGTCTAAGTCTTACCTCCAGGGCCTTGTTCAGGTCAGCAGCTTGATTGACGAGCCTGAGCGAGCCGTGGCAAAGACCGGTGGCCGCCTCATGGCAGCTCTCACTACGCCATCCTTGGTCGCCTCTATGCGAGACGTAGTGGATCCGAACATGGTGGCCGTTCGCTCCATGGTGGATCAGATGCTCTCCAGGGTGCCCCTCCTTGGAGCGGCGATGCTCGATCCCCAGCGGACTGTCTTGGGTGAGCCCGTGGACAAGAAGACCTTCGATGGAGCGGCGCGCTACGCTGCCGATGCAACCAATGTCCTCCTCCCGCTGCTGATCAACCAGACCTCGGATGACTTGGTCACCAACGAGCTGGCTGCTCTGGCTTTCCCTCTGACGCTGCCGCAGCCCAAGAAATACGGCACGGACCTGACGGACTACCAGAACTCCTCGGGCCAGTCGGCCTACGACAGGTGGCTGGAGCTCTCGGGCACAGTCCGTCTTGGGGAAGGCTCGGGGCGCACCTTGCGCCAACAGCTCCGCAGGCTCATCCAGTCGCGCCGCTACCAAGAGCTGCCCACGGATGGGGTGTCTGAGTTGGATGCCGATTCGCCCAGAGTCAGCGAGGTGCAGCGGATCATCACTCGGTATCGGGCCGCTGCTCTGCGCCAGATGCTCACCGAGTTCCCCGAAGTCAGAGCTCAGGCCCGCAATCAGACCATCGCCAACGAAGCCCTTCGACGCGGCGTCAGCGTAGATGTCGTCCGTGACGTTCTCTTCCCCATGCAGTGACCATGCCTTACTCATACTCCAGCTACACCGGCACGGGGAGTCAGACGAACTTCGCCATCGCCTTCGACTACCTGGCAGACACCGTCGTCGTCGGGGTCGTCCCGGAAGGGATCCTCGTCTACGTTGACGATGTGAAGCAGACCTCGGGTTACTCCATTGTGGGCTCCGATGTCGTCTTCGGCTCTGCCCCTGCCGATGGGGCCTCAGTGCTCCTGTTGCGCTCCACGCCCCGAGGGAAGTCAGATCGCCTGGTGGACTTCGCGGACGCTACGGTGCTGACCGAGGACCAACTGGACACCTCTGCGCTCCAGCTGCTCTACATTGCCCAGGAGGCCTTTGAGCAGTCCACCTCGGGTGGTAGCGCCACGCCCACCTACCTCCCCTACTCGGCATCTTTGGGTGCCTGGGACGCTGAGAGCCAGCAGGTAGCTCGAGTTGCCACACCTACCTCGGGCACCGATGCCGTCAACAAGACCTATGTGGACGATGGGTTCCTGCCCTGGGATGGCACAGCGGGCACCTACGATGCCTCGCGCTCTGGTGCCGACAAGCGCATCGACGGGGTGCTTGACCCTGCTGGCAATCAGCAAGCGGCCACCAAGAAGTACGTCGATGACGTAGCCACTTGGGGTATTGCGGGCGTGCCCCAGGCCTTCAAGTTCACCGCAGACGGGGCAACCAACAGCTTCACGCTGACCGGTGCGCCCTACGCTGAAGCTGCCATGCTGGTCGTGGGACTCGACGGGGTGCTCCAGTTGCCTGCGGACGACTACACCGTGATTGGTGGGGCCACCAACTCGGAGCTGGTGTTTGTGAGCTACACGCCTGCCGATGGGCAGATCATCAACGTGCTGAACTTTGGCAAGGCGCGGTTCCTTGACTCAGCTGTGCTTGATGACGACTCGGTCACCACGGCCATGCTGCAAGATGCAGCCGTCACGACAGCCAAGCTTGGGGATGCATCTGTCACCACCGCTAAGCTGGTGGACGCCAATGTCACCACGGGCAAGCTGGCGGATGCCTCGGTCACCACGGCCAAGCTCGAGGACGCCTCTGTGACGGCTGCCAAGCTGGGCACCGATGCTGTGACTGAGGCGAAGATCGCGGACAGCTCGGTGGACTACGCGAGGCTGAAGAACACCGACTTCCTCAGTTCCGCCAACGCGAGCTCCACGGCCCAGGTGCTGCGTGTGGATGCGGGAAGCGCCGACCTCACAACGGGCACCTTGGCCGCAGCAGACATCAGCAACTTCAACGCTGCTGTGACGGCTACACCCGTGAGCTCGCTAGCTGCGGCAACGGCTGCTGTGAACATGAACAGCCAGTTCATCACCAATCTGCCCGACCCGACCTCTGCCCAGCACGCAGCCACGAAGGCCTATGTGGATGTGAGCACGCAGTCGGCCATGCGGGGCACGTTGATCACGGACTACACATTGGCTTCAAACACGGGTCAGTTCGATGTGACGGGCTGGTTCGATGACTCGAAGTACCTGTGGTATGAGTTCGTCTGCATGAACTTCGCCATCAGCGACACGAGCAATGGGTATGTCGCGCTGTTCGCAAGGAACAGCACAGGCACCTACCTCACCACTTCCGGCAGCTATGCGACCAGACCGATTCACGACGGCGCAGCGCAACCCTCTAGCCCCTCGACGCACATGCCTGCTACGCCTGTCCTGATAGCTGGACTAACCTGGCGCTACAATTGGAAAATCACAATCATGAACAACACCACCTCGGCGCCCTACAAAAAGAACATCCTGTCTGAGGGGGGCATTCTCGGGAATACCATTAGACTCTTCCAGCATCACGGGTGGCTCGCAAACAGCACTACTACGATTACGGGCCTGCGCTTTATGTGCTCGGATGGGTCAAGCAGTGCTAGTGGCTCGATATATAGTGGCGCTCGCGTTCTCGTCTACGGCTACGAAGGACTCTAATCATGGTCACAAAGATGCGAGTAGCGGGGGTGGAATTCCCCGGCATGCTGATGCCCATTGGGGCCATTATTGCCTACGCGGGCGCTACGCTTCCCGATGGCTGGGTGTGGTGTGATGGCACGGCTATCAGCCGCACGGACTACGCCACCTTGTTCACCGCTGTGGGCATCAGCTTTGGTGCTGGTGATGGGACCACCACGTTCAACGTGCCTGACCTGCGTGGTCGTGTGTTG